GTGCGACGCACGAAGGTATGGCCGCGGTATTTGATGATGTCCGGCGCCTTCATGTTCCTGGGAATGCGCACGGTCGCGAACCTGCTGCGGCCAGACCTAGGCTGCCCCTGGAAGATCAGGGATACGCTGCGCATCTCCCGCGGAGACACGGCTTGCCGCGGCGCCTCATAGGCCGTGATCCGGTCGTTTTTCCAGTAGCGGTGCACCGCTTCAATCGACCCACGCCCGGAAGCTGCTGGACAGGAGGCCCGTATCGAAAAAGCTGGCGCGAGGATCGCCATACTGAACCTTGCTGCGGCGCGGTCCCCCGCGTTTGCGTGGCCGCTTCCAGCTATGCCGCACGCCGTTCAGCGCCGCCTGGGTCGGCACGCCGCGGATCTTCCAGTCATAGCTTTGCATATCGATGGCATCGCGGAATAGCTCCTCGATGCCACCGGTAGCGCTGTTGAAGGCATTCGCCCGGATGCGATCGAGGTTAGGCCGCCGCTGCATGAACATCGTCTCCAACGCGCCTTGGAGGCTGTTCTCGACCTCGTGCGCAATGACGGGGCCGTGCATTTCGGCAAAGACCGAGAACAGGCCATACTTGGCCTGTAGGATCTCCGCCACATCCCCCGTCGTCTTCGCCCCGGCGTGGCCATACGTTTGGTCGACCACGCCGAGATGGAGCGTAGGCATCAGGGGGTCGCAGGCGCTGCCGGCGTGTTGGCGGTCACGGCCGCTGCCAGGTCGCCGCTCTGTGCCGCGACCGAGGCGTTCAGGTTGTTCAACTGCTGGAGCTGGTCGGCGGTAGCGCCGCCGGCTGCTGCTGCCGCGATGGCCGCTGCAAGCTGCTGCGACAGGCCGTTGAGCAGCGCGATGGCGCTCTGGTCGACTGTCGTCAACTGGGCAACGTTGTTGGTGAGGGTGGTGATCTCGGCGTCGAGTGTGTCGGACATGGTCTGGATCTCCTTGCGTAGCGCAGCGACCTGCTGCGATAGGTTCTGGATTGCAATCAGCAGGACACCGGGTCGCAAAGCGCCTATTTGTTGAGCGATGCCATGGACCTGAGCGCCAACAGCGTGCACGGCAGTGATAACGTCCTGGTTCGGACGTCGGGGAATCCAACTCATCCTGTATCCCCTATGTAAGACCCCATATATTTTGACCGTATGACTGCGCGAAATCCAAGTATATACGGCCGTATGGCGTTTTCATCATCTGAAGGTCAGTGAGTGTAAAGCGCTTCGCCGCCTCGATGATCTCCAGGCTCTGAGATGTGCCCTGGTCGGATGATGCGTTCACGAGGCCGGCAGAGAATGCGTTGATCTTGAGACTCGCCCGCATGTCCGCAAAGTAGCTCTCTCCGGACTGGTCAAGTGCGAAGTTGATGAGACGATCGGCAGCGAAGTTGTAAACCGCCAGCGTGTAGATCGTGCCGGTCGTATCGGCGAACTTGAGTGACAGATTCACCATGCCGATAGCCATGTCGAAGGTGGTCTGCACCCACAGCGAATCATCCGGCAGGAATGCCGGGCCAATGCCGAGGCCTTGGCGGATGAACGTCAGATAGTCGGCAACGTTCGGCTTTCCGGGCGTTGAGAAGCTCACGCCTCATCGTCCTCGCCAAGCGGCCCCAGCAACAGCAGCACGGCCACGGCAAAGACCGCCGTGGCGATGAATAGCGAGATCATGCGCGCCTGCGACCGCCCTCGATTGGCGTCAGATGGTCGATCGTGATGCCCTCGCCGAACTTTGGCGCGTCGCTCTCCTCCAGGGTCTCGACATGGAGCTTCTTGACCATGGTCGATCCCCGTATCTCGCCGCGATGCTGAGCATCGATCAGGGTATTCTCGAATGCCTGATCGGCCGCCATAGCAGCCTCCTCGCGGTTCTTCACCCCGAGGTCGTAGAGCACCCCCGAGTTGTGATCGACGCCGTAGTTCATCTGATCCAGATTAACCGGCTGGTCGAATGAGAAGCAGAGGCCCACAAAACCCTTGGTCTTAACGACCTCAGATGCTTCGATGAGACCGTATTGCCGATGCTGATCGACGATCGCCTCAAGCACGGCCAGCGGAGCCTCGTTATGGATCTGCTGTTGAGTGCCTTTGTGGATCTTGCGGAATTGCGCCTGCCGGGCATAGCCTTCTTCGGCAGGAACACGGTACCAGAAGTCGTGGTCCTGCCGCGAGAGGTTGGCGATGTATAGCCGCGCCATCAGAAGCCCATCGAAATCAGAGTGATGGCCTCTGGACGGAGCACCCATCCAGGAGTTGCGCGCCACTCGGACAGCACATCGATAGCGCCACCCGCGAGCGGTGTCGGGATCTCACGAGGAGACGCCATGTCGAGGTATTGCAGCGTGCAGGCGTCGAGGCCCGTCGCGATGTTGGCAAACTCGTTGGTATTGAACGGACGACCAACCGGCTTCTTCACTTCCGGCATGACCATGATGATCATGTCGGTGCCGCCCGATCCCTTGCCGATGAGCGTGTCATCGTAAGCAAGCACGATCTGGTCGCCGTTCTCTGCCTCGACCATCTGGAGAACGCCAGCCGTGGTCGCAGTGCCAGAGCCAGGCCGCTGGAACGCAGTGAGCTGCACGATGTTCTGCGTGGCCATACCACCGAGAATCCGCTGCGGACCAAGGATCACAAACCGGTTCGGCATGCCGAACTGGAAGGTCCGGGTTTTCAGGTTCGAAATCTGGGTCAGGAAGAAGATGGCGAGCTGACCATTGTCGTAGGTGCTGAAGGTCGTATTGCCGCCAGAATCTGCCGGGAGCGACACCGTTACAGCGCCCGCCGCGTTGATCAGGCCCTCACCGTTCGCCGGAAGCATGCCATAGAGCAGCATGTTGCGCAGAAGCTGGAAGTGGCCTTGACGCATGCCGAGACGCTGCACTTCGACGATCGATGCGCCCCATTCCGCTGTGGCCGCCGTGTCGTGATGGTCATACTCAGCGCGCACCCTGTTCAGATAGGTGGGCACCGACATCATGCTCATTGCCACGTTGACGCTCGGGAGCTGATTGTAGGCGTTCTGGCCCGAAGCAACGCGCGTGCGAACATCAAAGCGCTTGGCGTAGACGTACAGGTCTTCGCTGCTGATCTTCACACGCGGGTCAGCGCCTGCCAGGGTCTCAAAGGCACCGCTGGCCTGGTTATAGGGTAGCAAGACCTCTGGCTCGATGAACGAGGGATGCACCTGCGTCCACGACGGGCTGATAGTAGCCATCACTGGTTTCCTTCAGATTTGTGGAAAGGCGCATCACCCCGCGCCGGGGGATTTGGTCAGATCAGAATGACGGCTGTCGTTCCGCTTCTGTCCCAGTTCACATAGTTGTTCACCGGGTCATAATTCACGACCATGGAACCGCCGATATTCAGACCGAGCAGCTTCACTGCGAGGGATGTGCCGAAGTAGGCAACAACGATCGTGCCGGCGATGGTGCCCCATGTGCCCTGATTGGTCGGCAGGTTGAACGTGAACACCGTCTGGCTGGTGACTGTGGTCACCTTCTGCGCGGTGTTCAGCAGCCCGACAGGCGCGGTGCCGGAGTTTGTGGCGCCCGAGAAGACCACCGTATCCCCGACCGTCACCGTCCACGGAAATGCACCGGCCATGGTCACGGTGGCTACGCCGGCCGACACCGTGATGCTGGTGACCGATGCGGTCGTGGTCGACGCCTGATAGGGCTGGAGCACCTGTGCCGTGCAGTCCCAGGAGAACATGTTGCTGGCGTTCGTCGCGCCGCCCTCAAGCGAGGCCAGCGCCGGATCGGCCTTGACCACGATGCGCGCGCCACTGCCGATGCGGAAGTAGTTCACGCCCATGTTGGTCCCAGCGCTCGGCGCGGTGCTCTGCGGGCTGGTGATCCACGAGTGCGACTGGTCGAACACCGAGAAGCCCTGCACCAGTGCCGTGGTCGTGGCACGTCCGATGATGGCGCCAAGGTTGTCCTGCGGGTTTGAGGTCTGGATCGGCGGATATGGCACATCTTCGAAGATGCCCACGCCGCCCCACATCGGCACAGTCTCGGCAGTCGCCAGCACGCCACCCGAGAGGGCGAAGCGTACCGCCGGATCAGCCATGAATGTGCCCTGGATGTAGCCTTCCGACTGAACGGAGAACGAACCCGGAGCCGCAGTCACCAGCATCGGGTTGAACGAAATGTTCGCGGTAGCCATTGCTGGTTACTCCTCAGAACCGGTTCGGATTGGTGTTGATGCCAAGAACGCGCATCGGCGCCATGCGGAATGGAGCAAGCGCGCCATTGACCGCATTCACCGGGCCGACGAACTCGCTGATCCAGCGCCCGGTGCGGTCCTGCCGGCGAACCTCGCGCTGCATGCCGCCCTCAGACGGCTCAACCCGGTATGCAGCGGAGATGCTGTCGGTGCGGATCTCGGGTGAGATGACGCTGGCGACGACCTCGATCGGCATCGCGGAGAGGTCAGCGTCTTTCCATTTGGCTGAGTGCTTTTGGAACTGCTTCGCCATGCGCCGGTCGTAACTGTTGATCCGCTCGCCATCGAGCGGCCGAGAGGCACGCAGCCCGTGCATCTGTGCGACGCGGTCCCACTCGCTCTGCTTCTCGGAGATGGCGTTAAGCTCGTCGTCGGTCATAACGCGTGTTCGCCGCGGGATGCTGCGCTCCAGCCGAGCGACCTGTTCCTTGAGGGCGCGGATGGTGGCGCTGTCGGCCCGCGCATCGCCACGCTTGTCGTCACGCGCCTTGTCGTCGTCCTCATCCTCGTCCTTGCGATCGGCATCATCGCGGGCCGCATCCTTCTTGCGGTCCTTGCGGCGGTCGTCGGAGGCCATCGGCTCAGGCTCGGACTCGTCCTTCTTGGCGTCGCCCTTCTTGTCCTTGTCTTCTTCCTCGTCCTCGTCCTCGTCATCGCGGCTTTCGTCGCCCTTGGACTCTTTCTTCTCGTCTTCGTCCTCATCCTCGGACTCGTCGTCGCGCTTTGCGTCCTTCTTGGCGTCTTTCTTGCCGAACAGCGCATCGCGCGCCGCGTCCTTCTTCGCCTTGTCGTCGCGGGCCGCGTCGTCGCGCGCATCATCGCGCTCGGCATCGTCACGGCTCTCGTCATCGCGGGACTCATCAGCCTTCGCGCTATCCTTGCGTGCTACGAGGCCGCGAACCGTGGTGATCAGCTCGGATAGAGCCGACTCCATCGCATCGAGCTTCTGCTCAGTGGTCGGCTTGGCCTGATTGTCAGGCATGGCGACATACTCCCTGCCGGCAAACCGGCCATGCTTACCCGTTCGAAACGGGAATTCCTGTTAGATGTGAGAAAGAAGGTCGGTCAGTGCGTCCAGCGCGCGACCAACACGATCTATGCGACTTGCCTCTTGCGGCAGGTCTTCGGCTGGCCCTTCGGCCGTTTCAGGAGCATCGCCGAGCGATATGCCGGTCGGATCACCGCCCCGATCCCAGACTCCCAACTCGCACACCGCGAGATGATCTACGAGGGACGGCTCGCCTTCGATCAGCAGCGTTCTGCCGCCTTCGAGCTTGCGCGTCTCGTTCACGCTGGCATCGCCGAATACGACCGCCGGGGATGTGCTCAACTGCCTGTCGCGCATCATCTGCGCCGCATCCTGGTCATAGATACGAGCGACGCCCCAGACCTCATCCTCGACGAGGTAGGGCAGCATGATCGACCCGATGACCCGTTTCTCGAACTCTGCCTGGGTCAGTTCGTTGCCGGGTGGATGCTCCCAGATCACCGGCAGGCCGTTGCACCGGTCGAGGAAATCGCCGGTCAGGTAGAGGCCGGGATCACGCCAGACGTGCTCGTTCAGTTCCGGCCGGTAGCTGGCGCCTGTACCGGTGATCCGCATGGCGAACAGCCAGATATTCTCGTACTGCTGCGGAGAGGACATCTGCTTGCCTGCGATCGCGCGGGCGATGTCCAGTTCGTGCATGCGCGGCGTCGTGGCCGCATCTCCGCGCGCCTCCTTCTCGAATAGCTTGCACCAGTCGTCGGGATCGATGTCGCCCTCGACCAGCGCGCAGGCATCAGGCGCCTGGAAGTGTTTGCAGATGCTGCAATGCGACGACGGCATACCCTTGCCGTAATCGACCGTCTCCTTGGCCTGCTTCTCAGCGTCGTGTCGCGCCGCTTCCTCTGCGTGCTCGATCTCAGCGAGTGACGGTGGAACTACATCCGGCTGGAATACCCAGGTCGCCCCGGTGGGTGTCTCGACCTGGATGAACATGGTCAGTCGCTGTCATCAACCAGCCGAACATTCAGACCGCAGCAATCCCGGAGCAGATCATCGTTGTGCATGATGCGGGTATGGACGCTATCGAGCAGCGTCAGGATGTTGGACCGGATGAACACCTCGCCCTCGTCGATGACATTCTCCCCGGCGTCGAGGAATTCAACCATGTAGCTGTTGTCATCCTGCTGCATTGCTCGCCACCGTGCTGCATGCCATGGAATAGGCAGGTCCCCATCGGGTCTCGTCGGGCTTTCCGGGGCGCCAGTTGCGCGTGTAGTAGCCCCAGCACCCCGACGCATCGCCGATAGCGGGAAGCGCCGCCGGGTCGCCCCAGAGCAGCAGGCGGGCGAATACGCAGGCAACGGCGTCGTTGTATTGGATGGCCGGCATGACCTGGGATGCCGGAATATCCAGTGTCGCGAGGACAGCCAGCGCCAACAGAGCCTGCGTCTTAAGCACCGCGTCCGCGCCGGCTGGCTCGAACTGCCAGTAGCCGCGCGCTGGGCCGTTGGTCTGCGCGCGTGCCGCCCAGTTGCTCTCCTGGCCAGCGATTGCCATCAGGGCCACACGCGCCTGAGCGGAAACCATGTAGCCGGGCAGCAGCGCCAGCCCAGGCTCGACGACACGCTGTAGGAACAGGCGCGGACTCACGCCCGCAGCGCCAGCATCTGCTGCTGGAGCTGATCGATGGTCAGCCCGCCCGGTGTCGTGCCTCTCGCGCTGATCCATTCCGGGTCGGCGATGGCATACGCCTCGCTCACGAACTTGTTGCGGAATGCCTTGGTCATGCGATAGGCCCGCAGGCCCCAGGACACGATGGTCAATGTCATCGACCCATTGAACCCCGGAGCGATAACGTCGTGGCCACCGACGATGGTGTTGTCGGCATTGGGGTCGATGTCCCACAGCATCGGGGGCGGGTCGCCATTCTCCGGCATCAGATAGGCCGGGACGTTGAAGCCGATATTGATCGCACCGCAATCAATGATCGCATTGGCAATGTCGATATCGTTCTGCGGATCGACCTCGACCACGGCGAGCGCCTTGTTCACGCCGTCGTCCATCGGCACGCCGTTGCGCAGCCAATATCGCATGACGTGCTGCATGATGCCGCCCTGGTCAGTGCTGGGATCGCCCGGCACGTAGCCGTCGATCTCCTGATATGCACGCTCGACTATGGCGTCAGGCTCGGTCAGCATGTTGCCGGCGAGCGTAAACGACCAAAGCTGGATCAGATGATAGATCGCAGCGCACGTGCAGTCGCCGAGCTGGTCGTTGAGCATCATGCCGAGGTCGGGCGGCATTTTCGACGACCAGTCGATCGGTGGCGGCATTACCAGTGAGCGCCGACCCGCCATGATGGCGGACATATGCGGGAAGCGCGGGTCGCGCTCGCGCGGCTGGCGGCCGAGCCTGAAGCGATGGGTCATCGGCTACCTCACCAGATGCGGTGATACGGAAGCGGTGTGAACAGCGACAGCACGATCACGACGATCAGCACCAGTAGGATGATACCGAGTGGATCGGCCGGCCATCCCGAACGAATGGGGCCAGCAATCACGCAGATCAGCAGGATGATCAGCAGAAGCTCCAGCATCGATCATCCTCCGTTGTGCATATACGGCAATGGCCCCAGCAGGACATGCCCTGTCTGTGTGTCGTAGCGCACCGCCTTGTATCCAGGGGGGTACTTGGCCAACCATTCATTCATCGCCGAATTGACGGTGCAGAACGCCGTTACGTCGTCGATCAGGATGTATTTGGCGCGGCCCCAGCACAGGCCGATGTCGTGCAGCGCGCCCTCATGGCTGTGGTTGCCATCGACGTGCGCCAGGTCGTAGGTGCGCGACAGGTGCGTCATCGTGCCGCTGTCAGCGCGTGCCAGTCTCAGGTCATGCTGCGGGAATTCCTCGTGCAACATGCCGTTGGCATATTCGAGGCTGTTGATATCGACGCCATGGTACGTCGTGCCAGCCGGGCATCCGCTGAGCATGGCCCATGCCGAGTAGCCGTAGCGCACGCCGATCTCGAAGATGCTGGTCGGCTTCAGTCCGGAGCAAAGCTCCGTGTATAAGCTGTAATTCGCGCCATATTTGGCGGTCGAATAGTCCTCGCGAAAGCCGTCGCCCGGAGCGAAGATGCGATCAGGCAGGCGATAGCGGGTGCCATCGAACGGAGCAACCGGCAGGGCGTCCAGCGCCTCCTGCGGCCCGATTTTGCGAATGAAGACGTGCCGCGCGTCGTCAGTCTCATGGATCTCAAGGTCGAGCGCCGGATTGCCGGTGATCAGGAACCGCACGCGCGCATCGGCCAGTGGCTGGTAGTCCTTCTCCGGCATCTTCTCCCGTGGGGATAGGAAGATAACGCAGTCCTGCGTGTTGGCGATCTCAGCCCAGACGCGGGTAATCTCGGCGCTGATCTCTTGGTCGGTCACGCGGTCATTCTCTCCCTTGCTTCGGCCAGCGCAGCCTTGCCGCGCTCGGTCAGCATGTCGGCAGGCACATCGCGGAGGTTGTAGACGTAGCGCGCGTAGCAGCGGCAGAAGACGAACTCGCCCGGCTTCTCATGGTCCTCCCACGCACCCTGCTCGCCGATGCGGAGGAAGCGCCGCTGCACCGCCCAGCTATCTCGTATGGCGTAGAAGACCTTGTCCCGCTCCTTGTGGTCCTCGCGATAGTCGTAGCCGCTCTGGCGCCAATGGGAGCGCCACACAGCGCCAATCGCATCGGCGTCCTGGGCGACTATTTCGGAGAGTGCCGCGTTGAGTTTATGCCCCTGGTCGACCACTACCCTCCGCTCCTCGAAGGGCAGCGACGTGAGGGACTTGCGGATATGCCGTTTTAGCTCGCGCCGGTCTATTTGATAGACGCCGCCAGCTGGTATCGATGTGGCCCAGCCCTGGAACCGGCGCAGCGTGTCGTTGATGGCCTGCTCACGGTTGAGGCGGATCAGGTTGGCGCTGGCCAGAAGACGGCGGTCGAGTTCCGACCGTAGGTGCGGTGCAATGCGCTGGAGCGTGAAGCGATCAACACCATTGTGGTGGTGCAGAATGCTGCCGTCCTCGATCAGCCGCTCGAATGTAGCACCAAGAACGCGCTTTAATTTCCTGGTAAGCGCCGTCTCTGACACCATGTCCTGTTCGGCGGCCCGGCGTATCTCGCCGATCCAGTATTCAAGCCGCTCCGCGCTCTCATAGCCGTATTCAGCGATGTCGTTGATCGCGTCGGTTACGGTTGCGAAGAATGACGGCATATGCTGAATCTATCTTTCTTCGCCACTTCCAGTCGCGCCGCTGGGAAAGCATGAAAATTCCGATGACCAGAGCCAGGCCCAGCGCGATAGGTATGAACACGGCGTAGGCGACAAGGCGCACGATCCAAAGCGGATCGATCACTTATTGCCGCCACCCACCAGCTTGAAGTTCGGCAGCTTCGGCTGGCCCATGCCACCCATGGGCTTCTGCGCACCGCCCTCACCTTGGGCATCCGCAGCGCCAGTGGCCATGGCCATATCGTGCTGCTCCTGCATCTGCTCCTGCTGCTCCTGGGCATGCTCGATCAGCGCCTCGGTATCGATCGATAGCGTGGAGCTGAACAGCAGCTCGGACTGATTGACGGCGTCCACAACCCAGTCGATGAACCTGCCCTTGTTCTCCGGGTCCATCTCGACCGACAGGAGCTGATACGTGGCGAGCGCTGCTTTGAGCCGGATGTCGTCGACCTTGACCTTCTCGCTGTCCGGCTCCTCCAGCAGCGACGGCCACTCGGCCTTGAAGTTGTTCTGCCACTGGGTCAGCGCCGCGTCGAATTTAACGTTGCCGTATTCCTGCGGATAACGCTGCTGTATGTCGGTGTAGAAATCCTGGTTCCAGGCCCTGTGCTGAACGATATTGTCCATGAACTCGTAGGTCGGCTCCATCGTCTCGCGGAACCGCTCGACATAGCGCGCCACAACCTTGGCGTCCTCAGTGCCTTCGCCAAAGCCCTCGGTCAGTGTCTCGTTCTCAAGCAACACCGCAGGCATGTCAGCACCAGTGGCGATGTTCTTGAGGATGTCGGTGCGCGCCCATCCTCCAGCCGCATCGACGTTCTGAAGGTTCAGCGATGCGATGTCTTCCTCGATACCTATCGACAGCACATTGTCGGTTTGCGCCTCTCGCAGCATCGCACGCTTGGCGGCGAACAGCGATGTCATGGCGCGATTGATGATGCTGCCGGGGGAATTCATCTTGGCGATAAGCACGCCCGCCTTCCGCGCGACCATGTCGTCGGTCATCATCGTCTGTAGGAACGACTTTAGCGGGAAGAGCACACGCTGATAAACAGACCGACCAACAAAGCCGAACGCGCTTTGTGTATACGAAATGTATATAGGCTCCTCGTTCATCACGATGCAGACGCGCGAGCGGTGGTATGTCTCACCCTGCGTTGTGATCTGCGTGGTCTTCTGGAATAGCGGGCTGTTCGTGTTCTGATCCAGAACCAGCGAGCCTGCCGTATTCAACGGGTCCAGGACGTTGAAATAGATGCTGTCGGTCGCGAGCGTCTCAGGCTTAAGTGGCTGGTCGCTGCCCTTGCCCACCACGCCCAGCACGACGGACGAGATGCCGTAGATGCGGGATTGCTTGACAACGTTGTGGATGATCTTGTCCGCGTGTATCGATCGCCATTCTTTCTCGAATGCCTCGGCCACACGCTCCGGCGCTCCAGAGACGGTGATCTTGCGTGGCTGGCTCTGTGCCAGGTTAATCGGCGCCTCTGCCATCTTCGCGCCCAGCGGATGGTAGAGATAAATCAGCTTGCAGAGGTTGTAGTCAGCATCGGCTCCCGGCTGAATGTCGTCCGCAGCCAGGATGGTCATGAGCGCTGTGCCCATGGTCGAGCCGCTAAGGCTTATGCTTGAGCCTTGCGGCAGATCGGACACCTGCTATTCTCCTGATGCCGGTAGTGCATCTGGCGTGAAGTGAGTGGGGATCAGTGGATCGGCGTACGCGCGCCCATGTCGGACCCATAAGTGGATCGCTAGGAACCGATGAGCATGAGCGCGGCGCTGCATCCTAGGTAGGGCCTCGGCCCAGCAGCATCCGAACCGCGGCCGGCAACGTTCTCCCCTAAAAGCCCCCGGCCCAAATTGCATGGGTGCAGCCTCGGGCCGGGTTGGTTTGGTAGGTTGGGGAGGGAAACGCACCTACGCGCGTGATTGCAGCACGCGGCAGGCCTCAGAAGCCCTTGGCGTCACCTAACGCCAGGGCAATGGAGTACGTGAAGCAATCGAGGAGATCATCTGTGCCAACGCCAGCATCGATACCGACGCGATAGCCGACCACCTGGCTGCGGAGATGATTGGCCGATATCTCCTTGAACACCAGGATCCGGTCGTAGGCAGCTTGGCTGAACTTGACCATGCCGCGGTGCACATAGCCGCTCACGCTAATGGCCCGCGCGTCCTTGCCCAGATCGGTCAGCTTGCTTTCGATCGCGATGGCCTTCCAGCCTCGTCTGCGGGCTTGCTGGAGCAGGATAGTCCCAGACCCCTTGTCCTCGATGAACGCGCCCAGCGAGCCACCACGGGACCGGCAGGCGCGGGATAGCTCCTCCAGCCGCCTGTAGACGCCAGGTAGCCACTCCTCGAGCAGCGAGCCAGGGATCTGCAACACGTCGTAGTCCAGTAGGATCAGAGGCACGCCGTAATGCTGCGACAGCGAACAGTAGAGAACCGCGGTGCCGTCGTGTTCTTTGCCATCCTTGATGGCAGTATCGATAACAGCGAACACGCCATCGCAGAACTTTGGATATTCGACCGGCTGGTGGTTCTCATCGAGCAGCGACTCAAGCGGGAAGAACGCATTGCCCGAGAAGTCGACGAACTTAGCCTCGTATTCCTGCTCGAATACCAGCGGATGCGTGCGAGCCTTGAGTGCGTCGAGTTCGGCTGCCGGCAGATACGGATTGTTGGCGCTTGGCGCCCAGTATTCCGTGAAGCCCCACTGCGGGTCGTTGCATAGCTGGTAGAAGAAGTTGCCGGGGTCTGCGCCGTTGGTGTTCGATGTCGCGAGCGCAGAGCCGATAAAGTCGAGCAGCGTCGGCTCGATGCTCTTGCGCCATATCTCGATGGTGCCAGGCTTGCAGAATGCGGCCTCGTCGATGATGACCTGGTGATAGCGCCTGCTTCTCCCAGCGCGTTCGTTGTCCAACGACCAGAAATCGATGCGACCACCAGTGGTGAGGCGTATGACGCCATCCATGCGCGACGAGCGACTGATGATCGGCGAGAGGTAATACGCGATGTCGGTGTAGGCTTCGGACAGGAACTTGTATTGCGGCGCGAAGAAACCGACCAGCTTGCCAGCGATCGCTAGTTCGCACGCCATCGTCTCGGCCAGCAGCGTCTTGCCCCAACGCCGCCCGCATCGGATGGCCTTGTGCCTACCTGGAACTGCAAGCGCCTTGACCTGGTCAGGATGCGGCGTCGGCAGTTCGATCTCGATCTCTCTCAATGGCCTTTCTTGCGGAACTGGTGCCGGCATTGGCTATTCGTCGCGCCGCCTTTGGTCTCTACGATGTCTCATGGACTTGCGCAGTCTGTGAACGGTGATGATTATGTTGATGAACTGTGCAACCGACATAAAGATCCAAGGCGTTGCGATGAACGCCATGCCTATCATGGCCATGCGCCAGTCGATGTGTATCCAGAGGCCGGTTACCGACTGCTCGGGCAATTACTCGTCGCTCGGCTCGCGCTGCACCGACGCTATGCCACCACGCACAATGATCGTGGTGTCGCCGCCACCGCCGGCTTCTTCCGGCTTCTGCTTCCACTCAGGGCCGCCACGACATGCGAGCCAGTAGCGTATTGCGCCGATGTTGCCGCCGAGTGACGCTTTGACGAGCGCCGCACCCACCATGCTTTTCACTTGCTCGAAGCCGGTGTCCAGCTCGCGGCGATAGTGCTTCATTAGCGTCTTCTCATCGACGCCCATCACCATTGCGATGGTCTTGTGCGTATTGCCGTTGGCCTTCAGGACCTGGACCATCTGGCGTGATTTATCAGTCGGCTTGTGTGTTATAGACAAGCACGTGCACACACATTCCAGGCGCTCCTATAGGGCGCTGGAAGTGTCGGCCCCCTGCATTTGCATCTCCTCGGCACGCTCAGCGTATGTCTGTCCTGTGCGTTCTAGCGTCGCTTGCTGGCCGGTGAAATTCTGCCAGCGTTGGATTGCGACATCGACATATTGCGGACTAATCTCGATGGCGTGGCACACGCGGCCGGTCATTTCGGCGGCGATGATCGTGGTTCCTGAACCAACGAACGGATCATATACCGCTTGGCCAGGGCTGGAGTTGTTCTCGATAGGGCGCTTCATGCATTCGACGGGCTTCTGCGTGCTGTGGCCGGTGTCGTTATTCCGATGCTTGTCTATTTGCCAGAGCGTAGTCTGTGAACGACTACCACTCCAGTGGCCCGTCCCGCTTCGGCGGACTACATACCAGCAGGTCTCGTGCTGGTTATGATAATGCCCTCGACCGAAGGTATGGGCTGCCTTGGCCCAAACTATCAGGTTGCGGGTCTCTAATCCAACCGCCTCCATCTGCCGCGCCATCGACACCAACTGCCGCTCACCGTGCCAGACATAGGCAACATCGCCAGCGAACAGCGACCATGCCTCCGACCAATCAGCCTGGTCGTCGTTTCCTACCTTGCCGATCGACCGTTTGTAGGTAGGCTGTTGGCCAATAGCCTTCTGATATTCGTTCCGCCACTCTGCATCATAGCTAACCCCATAAGGCGGATCGGTGACCATCAGGTGCGGCCGCACGCCGCCCAGCGCCAGCGCCACGTCAGCCTCGCTCGTCGCATCGCCGCACGCCAGCCGGTGCCGCCCAAGCAACCATACATCGCCTGTGCGAGACACAGACTCGGCCGGTGCCTCGGGCACCTCATCGGGATCAGTGAGGCCATCCGTGCGTGGCGTAAGCAGTTCGGTAAGTTCGAGGCCGGAGAAGCCGGTCAGACCTAGATCGAAGCCATCGAACTGCAGATCGATCAGCTCTGCCCGCAGCAGTTCGTCCGACCAGCCGGCATTGAGCGCGAGCTTGTTGTCCGCAATGCGCAGCGCGCGCTTCTGGGCGGCTGTGAGGCCATGGAGCGCGATGGTGGGGACTTGCTCCATCCCGAGGCTGGCCGCCGCCAGAAGCCTGCCATGGCCCGCGATGACGCTGTTGTGGTCGTCGGTCAGGATCGGGTTGGCAAAGCCATACTCGCGGATGCTGGCGGCGATCTGCGCAATCTGCTCGGGGCTGTGGGTGCGCGCGTTCTTCGGATACGGTGCTAGATCGGCAATGGGGAGGTAGCAGATTGCCAGGTCGGGCATCTAATTCTCCCGCACCAGTAGCAAGGCTAGTGCATTGACACGCCTAGCTTTCCCCATTGTCAAGCCATTCCGTAGTGGTCGGTGAGGCGGGTGAGGCCGACATCTAGTATGTCTCGGGATGTGCCATGCCTACATCTGCGTGACATATCAACGACTTGCAGGGTCACATGGCCCAGCACGACGAGGCGCACGATATCGGCGACCATGGCGTTGTTTTCTGGCCCGCGGATGGCCAGCCACGCCTGCCGCACGCTGCGTTGGGCATCGAGGAGAAGCTGGGCGGGGGTTTGGCCGTCTCCGGCGGCAGCGGCGATGTAGCTCATCCAGGCCATGGGGCGGACGCCGTTGGCAATGGCGTTGTGGCGGCGGAACTCCTCTGCGGCGAGCCACTGGGCGCGGCCTGGGCCTTCGCGGGTCACGTCGAGGATGGCGATGAGCGGGTCGATGCGGCGGGCCACACGGACTGTGGCGCCGCGTTTGTCGGGGTGTTCGATGTCGACGATGTCGGCCAGTTCCATGTTCGCGGAGGCACCGATGCGGGTGGGTGTGAGGCGCGCGTTGCGGCGCACGAAGGCGTGGCCGTAGTCGTCCGGGTGGTCGAGCAGCGCGGTCGCAGCGGGGCGGTGCTTAACCACTATGGAGCGTCCTCCTCTGTGGAGGATTTGGCACGCAGATCACTAGCCAAACCTTCGAGTAAACCGGCCAATTTACGAGCCTCTAACTGCTCCTCGGCACCCAGCCTGAATACGTTTTTCCGATAAGCGCCGCGTTGTTTGATAAAACTATCGATCAGTTCTGCTAGGCTGATCCTCAGCGGCATTTCATATTCGAACAGTCCGAAGGTAAGTGTTCCGTCACTCCCGATATCTGCCATCGTCGTTTCACGTATCTGCTCCAAGACTGCAACTGCGGCCCTTCGGAAAAGAGCCGTGATGACCGGATTGGAATCGAAATCAGACCAATCCCATTGAGCCAAGTAGTCAGCGATCTTTTCGTCGTTGGTATCGAGGGTTACGCCCCATTCATTGGGTTCTTCGGTCGCAGCAGGTCGGTGTCGGGGCATCTATTGTCCGTCCCATTAATAAGACATTGCCGGTCTTTGCGGAGAACTGGGCGCGCCGGACACTGGACCGTAGGTAAAGCTGGAGAATCCGCCGCGCAGAGCGCGTGCGAACTTCTGCGAGCTTTTTGGCTCGCAAAGTACGCATGCGGACTTCTCCACTTTACCTTTAGGTCCGGGGAGAAGTTCCCCGCACCATTTGCGAGGTTCTGCGGAGTTATCCGGGCAAGAAGTCCGCAGAAGATGAAGAAGTCCGCACCCCCAATAAGGGAGGAAAACACCATGTCAGATCGGCTCCTGGAACTGTCCCATTCCTGAGACTTTAGCGAGATTGACCCGGACGCAGGCCGTCAGATGGCGCGACTTAGGCGATAGATACTGTCCTTCTTCCAGGACCCCGCTCGCCTTCCACTGCTTCAGCATCAGCTTGGCCTGTTCCTTGGTTTTGTCGGCGTCATCCATGATTACGGCGCCGGCCCAGCGGTCCTTCGACTGCGGGGAGAAGGCGTAATACTCACCATCTCCCGGACCCTGGTCGATGAGTTCCAGGATGCGAACAACCCTGGACATTGGGATGCCATCCCAGGCTGACGGCGGCTCCCACGATATCAGAGCCGCAACATGGTCACCGTTGGGGTAGGCCACAGTGCCATTATCGAGCGAGACCTGATCGAGCCTGAACCATTTCGCCTTAGCGGCGGGCGCCATGTTGCGCTTGGCGTCGTCGAGACGAACGTACTGCCAGCAGTCATCGGCCTCGATGCCGAAGGCCTGCCCCTCCGCGACATTCATCGTCGACATCAACAGGCCGACCCTGGCGCTGTCGGTCAACGCCTTGGCGCCACGAGCGGCGTCTATGCCGCCCGCGTCCCCTTTGCGCACATGATGCACCAGCAGCACCGCGCAGCCTGTAGCGCGCGCCACGCGGCGCCACGCCGCCGCTGCCTTGACCATCTGAGGGTTGCTGTTTTCCTCTAGGTTGTGACTCTCGGCGTAGGGATCGCAGATCAGCACCCCGATTTTGTTGCGCTGGATCTCTTTGATAAGCTGCTCCTCGTCGGGGAACACGATGGAGAACCCGTCATCTCCTAGCGCCGCCATGGTCAGGCTGCGCTCCTCTCCGGTGTCGAGGAATAGCCGTCCGGCGATGTCGTCGCGCTTTATCTTGTGGCGTATCATGAGCGCCGCCAGCCTGCGCTCCAGTTCGTCCATCGGATCTTCTAGATTGAAGATGGCGGAATTGACCTGGCAGAAAATATGATCGCCCAGCACCGACTTGTTGGCCGTTAAACCCAACGCCAGCGCCATGGCATACGCCGACTTACCGGTCCCACCGGGGGCGACCAGGACCGTGACATACCCGCGTACAAGCTGTGTGCCGTAGAGCCATTGACGAGGGGGGATGGTGGATGGGTCAGGCAGCCTGGCCGGATGAAGGGTGAGCGGCGGCTTTTCCTCGACATCACCATTGACCAGCCTGGGGCGCGGCCTAGCTTCACCCCGCTCATATGCGCGCCAGGTGGCCTCATGCGTATCCATGGCGCCGCCTCCCATAAACAACAGGCAACGAGTTGTTCACGGTGTCGACTGCTGCCTGCGTTACCTGCTCCTCTGTGAGCCAACGCCCGGACGAGCCATTTACCCCGTGCGCCTCGGCTAGAATGACATTCTTGGTCTGGTGCTCTTTGATTAGCGGATGCAGGCAATCTGCAATGCGTCGCTCGATGTCGCATCGGATGCGATAATGATGGCTGACATGATTGGAGTAAGTCTGCCATACCCTTTGGAAGAGGCCCGCATTATCTGGGGCTTTGCTGGATGCCAGGGCCAGCGCAGCGTATGCATGAGATGGATATAGATAGTTCCGTCCAGTCGCCCTCGCCAAGCAACATGCTAGAGAATGCACGGTCTCATGATCGGGATCGGGCACTTGGGCGCGTATTCTCAGTGGCAGAGAATTGCGCGCAGCACGTCGCGCATCGACCGAGATCATGAGACAAAGCCTCCTTGACCGCAGGCCCGAGGCTGCTTATGGTGGGATTTCTCAGGACCCAACATACCCAACCCCAAGCTCGCGCTTGGTTATCCATAGACCGCCCGAGCATTCCAGTGCCGGGCGGTTCTTCATTGTGGCGAGCGCTCGGAGTCAGGTCCATAGGCGATTAATGCCTCGCCCCGGTCCAGTAACCGCAACCTCGTCGTAGCGAGCCGCGCCATAATCGGATGGGCGTGCGCCGCTTGGTACTGATACGCACAGCGTAGCTGGTCAGGTGTGAGATGGATGGCGCAGGGCCTGAAGGCCTCCGGATCATCGATCATGCTGCCTTCTCCCCCACCCAGCACTCCATGCACTTGCACCGCACCGGCTCGCCGCGCTTGAGCAGGAACAAGTCCCGCACCTCGTCGTCGCCCGGCGCGAACGCGACGATGTCCTTCGATCCGCATTCGTCGCAGCGCAGGTCGGCGATGCGGATGTCCATCATCATGCCATCACCACATCAGCAAACAGTGGTGCATCGCCAACTATTCGTTCATGAGCCTGATCGGTATATTGGTCAGTGTTTAATTCGATCAGCACAGAATGGCGCTGGTGAATGTCAGCAGCCAGTCCAGTGGTGCCCGCCCCGCCGAACGGGTCTAGCACCGTATCGCCGATGCGCGAGCCGGCCAGGATGCAGCGTGCCGCCAGGTCAATCGGCATGGTGGCGAAGTGGGCGCCTTTGTATGGCTTGGGCGTGATCGTCCAGACATTGCGGGCGTTACGTTTGCCGTCCGCGCGGTTGCCCGCCCGACCTTTGACCATACCGAAGTCAACGAATCCATCTGTTCCGCCAGTATCCCGACGCTTGCCGGTTGATTCGGCTTGTTCCATAATCGCATCCGCATCATAGAAATAGCGATCCGACTTCGCCAACAGGAACACCATTTCGTAAGCCGAAGTCGGCCGGTCCCGCACGCTTTCCGGCATCGGGTTGGGTTTGTGCCAGATGATCGCCGAGCGCAGCCACCAACCGTCAGCTTGCAGCGCGAACGCTACGCGCCAGGGGATACCGAGCAAGTCTTTGGGTTTTATGCCTTCGCCCGTGGTGTTTGGACGGTCAAAGCCGCCACCTGCCAGCGCGTAGCCTTGCGTCCGCCGCCCGTCGCTGCCGCCCACATTTGCATACGAGTCGCCCAAATTCAGCCACAGCGTTCCATCGTCGCGCAGCAGCCGGCGCACGCCGCGGAACACGTCCACCAACCGCGCCACGTATTCGTCGGGCTCCTGTTCAAGGCCGATCTGGCGGTCTACACGGCGGGCGCCGCAGTGGCCGCAAACGTCTTTGAACCCTTCCTGCAGGTGCCCGGTGGTTTTCTTGCCGCCGCCAAGAGTGCTTTTGCTGATTGCCCCCGCTTCGTCCTGCACCTTCTTGTGGTCACAGTCGGCGCTGCCGCCTTCCCACTCCGCGGTCCCATAGTCCCGCAATCCGTAATACGGCGGGCTGGTGACGCAGCACTGCACCGACGCATCGGGCAGTGTGCGCATTATCTCGCGGCAGTCGCCATGTAGGATCCGGGTGATCACCCCACTTCCACCGACCGGCTGCGCGGCGCATACGCGAGCTTGCGACACTCCGGGCAATACGGCTGTCCCCGCTCCGCCGGCTCGCAACAGAACCTAAAATCCCGCGTTCCTGGTTCACCGATCGGCCAGCAGCATTCGGAATCTTTCCGAATCGCAGGCTTATCGGCCGGCGGTGATGAAGGCCGGCGAACGACTGGCATGATCGCCTCCCGCTTGAACGGCTCCTCGGCAATGGCCCGCAGCGATGCGAGCGCTGGTAGAACCGATGCGGCGCGGTCCTGCGCAACGAACGGCACGATCCGCGTATCTGGGCTGACCGGCAGCCGCGCAGTGGGGGACGCAATCAGCTTTGGTAGATGAAGCCTGTGCGCCCGCCCTACGACCGAACACTTGGATCGGCCGTCTAAATATTCTCCGATCTTGGATGCCGAGATTTTCCCCCAATTATCGCGGAGGAACAGGTCGTCGCGCTCGGACCATTCTTTCATAGCAAAATCCCCCCAGGTTCGCGCTCCGGTACTTTCCGGATTGCGCGCAGCTTCAATGTCGTTGGTGCGGTCGTCGTCTTGGTCGACGCCTTGCGGATCTTGGCCAGGACATGCTCGTCGGCGATCTGCGCGACGGTGCGCCAGTTGCCGTACAGCGGCACGCCGAAGCGTTCGCATTGCTGGCCATACATCGTGACGGAATTGGCCCAGGCGGATCGGTGACCGAGGTCGTTCAGGCGCATCAGCAATTCTGACTGCTGGCTGTCCTCAGGCAGTCTGATGCCTGGAGCCTTCAGCTCGACCCGGAATGTGCGCCCGCCTTCGAGCAGCAACTCAGTATCCGGCCAGCCGCGGCGAATGCCACGACGCGATTGGAAGATATGATCGTTGGGCGTCTTGGGCGCTGCCCGGTCGTGCGACGCAAACTCGTGCGGCACTGCAACGCACCGTCTGCAAAAAACCCGCACCGCCTCTTGGAGTTTATGTTCCCTGAGTACCATGTGAGTTATTCACGTGTTGACTTTAATACACACATGTCCCAGTCTTGGGACTGGTTGCGGCTCCGCAACACGCCGGGTGCTGTCAAAGGAGGGAGCTTGCTGGTTCTCGTCATGGTCGCGGATGAAGTCGCGAGCCTTGTCGATATTCCTCGCGGTCACATTGCCGCCCTTACGCAACCTGAAGACGAACTGCTCGTCGTTCAGGACTCTTTTCCCGAACCCGGACGCCGACATCTGCGCTCGCTGAAGGAACGCTTCGACTTCCGAGAGGACCTGGTCTGTGAGTGACATGGGGCCGCGAGACTATTGGGAACTATCCCAACACGCAAGCGGAAAGATCGTTGCAGCCGCCGCGGCTACGTGTGTGGGATTATTACCAGACATGTCAGACCAGCGGCTCGCCCCCAGCGTCAGCCATCTTGTGCGAGCTATTTTCTCACGGATGGTGCGTCTTGGCCTTACTCCAGCCTCGCTCGCCGCCAAGACGGGGCGGAACGCGACCTATTTCCGTGACCTCTTTCAGGGCCGTTCACGCGCACCGAGCGCCCAGTATCTGCCAGCTATAGCCGCAGCCTTGGAATGCGAAGTGGCGGATTTACTACACCCAAGGGAACCCGGCAGTGAGCCAGGCGCCCGTGGCGATGTATATGAGCTGGAGGAGATCGCGTTGATCGGCTTTTGGCGGGTCCTGAGCGACGCCGGCAGGCGCCGCGTCATGCGTGCGATCATCCGAGAGGCCGACAAAGCGGCCAGGGGCGAACCCGAGGGCGTCGACAGCTAAACCCGGAAATATCCCAACTTCGTTGTTGACTTTGGGAGAAATCCCAGGGTAATCTCCCTCCAGTGAACGATCTGGAGGCGCTGGCAAATGGTTTTCGTCCCCGGACATTCTTCTTCCCCCGTTCGAGAGGTTCCTACCGGTCGTTATGCTGCCCCTCGGGGAAGGCTAGGCGCCGAAAAGTGCGTTAGCGATCCGTCAAATGACAGTTGTGCGACTGCCGGCAACCACACGTCAATGCCGTCGTCGCTTGCAATCGCGGATTGCTCGGACGACGCGCTATTCGATCCATATCAGCCAGCAAGGCTGCCCTATGATCTGAGCAACCCATTCGATCGCACGAGCCTGGCGACCGGCATCCAGCGCCAGATCGACCGAAGTGAGGACTACCTGTCGCTAGCGCTATGCCTGTTCAGCGATGGGCGGATGTCCCGCGAGGACTATTCGACCCGAACCGAGAGAGCGGCGGCGCAACTGCGCCATTGCCGCCACGCGCTGCTCCGTCTCGGCGAGATCGGGAGCTACTGACGTGAGCTTCGATCCGAAAGTCTACGAACTCGCCGAATACTACGCGGACGGGAATGTCCGGGAATTCGACAAGATCGCGCTCGCCCAGGAGATCCAGGACACCGTCGAGGCTTTCCTGATTGCTACCGGCGCCCTGCCGCAGTGGATGCGGTGGGCCGAGGAGCCGAAGCCTCTGGTCAGTTGGAAGCGAGCGGCTGGAGGCCGGGCGTGACTTGGCTGACATTCAAGACGCCGCGCACCGACGGCCGCGATGACGAGGCTGTGCGACGCATCATTTCCCACGCGCTGCTGTGGGGCCGCGGCTCTTATGAGGCCCCGGATAAGTGGGCAGCCGCCATCCTCAAGCGCCTGGACTTTGAGGGCTACGAAGTAATGCCGAAAAAACGCTAGGAGAAACACATACATGCCACGTCAATTCGTACTTGAGTGCCTCGTTGATCTGCCGCCCGATGCCTTCGATCAGGCCGAGATCATCGCCAAGATCAAGGCCCCATGGGCCACGCTGGTCGAGGCACTGAACGACAGCTCCGTCAACTTCCAGCAGAAGTCCGAGATCATGGAGGTGCGCGCCAAGCCTGCCACAGGCGCCAAGCGCGGGCGCAAGCCGAAGGCCCAGCCTGCTCCAGCGCTCGCCTTCGCGCCGCCCCCAGAGGCCGCGGAATGAAGATCAGCGCGCCCGGCGTCTACTCGATGCCTTCGGCCGAATACCACAGCGATTGCTGTGACGGGCCGTCGCTCAGCAGCACGGGCGCGCGCACTCTCGTGCGTCAATGCCCTGCTGCCTACAAGTGGGAAAAGGCCAATCCTCCCGTCAAGTTGGAATTCGAGATCGGCAACGCCACACACCTCCTGGTGCTGGAGCCGCATCTTTTCGAGCAGGCGGTGCGCCGCATTGCCTATGACGACTATCGCACCAAGGCCGCGCAGGAGGCGCGCGATGAGGCTCGTGCCGCAGGGCTGATCCCATTGCTGCCAAAGCAGCAGGAGCAGGTAGACGGCATGCGGTCGTCGCTGCTCGGCGATCCAATCGCTCAGTTCGCACTATCTGGCGGGTTTGAAGTCGAGCAGTCGATGTTCGCGCGTGATCCAGAGTTTGACGGGTCCTGGGTGAAGTGCCGGCCCGATGTCAGGCCGAAGTCACGTCGGTATCTCGCCGACCTGAAAACGACATCCAATGCAGACCCGGAAGCCTTCTCAAGAGCGATCTTCGATTACGGCTACCACCAACAGGCGGCCTGGTATCGCTGGGTCGTCGATCTGGTTCTCGGATACCGCGCCAAGGACTTCTACTTCCTGGTCGTATGCAAGCAGCCGCCGTATCTGGTCACCACCATCCGCCTAGACGATGAGGCGATCGGCTGGGGCGAGATCCTGAACCGCCGCGCCCGTGGCGTCTTTGCCTGGTGTCTGCGCCACGACGAGTGGCCGTCCTATCGGCCAGTGCTTCACGAGCCGCCTGCCGCGTTCAACGTGGGCCTGCCTGGGTGGGCGGTGCGTGAATACCAACGCCGACACGAGGAGGGGGAGTTCGAACCCCCGCCAATGGAACCGGAGGAAATGGCAGCATGAGCGATCAAGCAGAATATGAGGGCGATATCATTGAGCCGCCCCGAACCTCGTCTCCACCTGTCCCGCACAATCCGTTTGCGGTCGCTGCGCCGGAGCATCTGAGTGCTGGCGCAGTCGCGATCGAGAGCCAGCGTGGCGTTGCCGAAGTCCAAGGCCGGATGCTGATCGCAAAGCGGTTCCCGCGTGACAGCGCCCTTGCCTATCAGCGGACGATGACTTCATGCCTGCGCATCGGCCTAGCCACTGAGGCACTTTACAAGTTTCCCCGAGCTGGCGGCGCGGTCGAAGGACCAAGCATCAGGCTGGCCGAGGAGATGGCCCGATCCTGGGGTAACGTGGAGTATGGACTAAACGAACTGTCGCGCCGATCGGGCGAGTCCGAGATGGAGGCCTTCGCCTGGGATCTTGAGACCAACACTAGATCGTCCCAACGCTTCACCGTGCGTCACATCCGAGACCGGACGGAGGGCGGTAAGGCTCTGGATACAGAGCGCGACATCTACGAGATCACGGCCAATATGGGTGCTCGCCGCATGCGTTCCCGCATCTTGGCGATACTACCGCCGGAATTGGTGCGTGACGCAATCGCTCGGTGCAAGCAGACGATGCGTGATGGCGGTGGTGAGCCGCTAGAGGACAGGATTAAGCGGATGATGGCGGCATTCCAGCCGCTCGGCGTGATGCCGCAGATGATAATTGACCGCCTGGGCCATTCCATAGACAGGGTTACCCCTGACGAACTGGTGGACCTCGCCGGCATCTACCAGTCGCTGAAGGACGGCCAGACCAAAGCGGCTGACTGGTTCGGTCGCAAGGATCCGCCGAAGGACGCCGATCCATTCGAGCAGGCAGCAGCCGGCAAGCGGCCAACGAAAAAGCAGCAAGACAACACGTTCGAGCAAGCGGCGGCTGGCGCCCCTACGACGCTGGTGGAGAAGCCGAAGGATGAAGCCGCTGAGATAGGCGACGAGGCCGCTCAGTTCATCTCCCAGTTAGCCGGCATGTCGCAGACCGAGGTCGAGCGCCTCGACACCAACCCCGCCCACAAGGCGTGGCTGAAGAAGCTGCCGAAGCCCGAGTATGACCGAGTGGCGCAGGCCATCACCGACCGCCTGTTAGCGAGGCTGGGCGCATGAGCCTGGTATGTACAGCGGCCAGCATTGTCGTTGGGTGGATGGCTGCCGGACTGCTGATCGCTCTGGTGCTGGGCGAGATCCTGCGCGGATCCAAAAGGAACGGAAAAGACTGAAGGCCAAGATCCCTGGGGGTGAGGCCCAATGGTGACCCTCCGGCGCATCCAGTGGTCGTGCTCGTGTCAAACCCACTGGGTCGGTTCGTCGTCAACGCACCCCGGAGGAGATCACCTCTATTGTATCTTCGCGACACGCCACGACACGGCAAAACACCGCACATTACGCCACGACACTTCACCACACGACACTTCACCACACGCCACAGCACTACGCGTCATGCCATTGTCCCATTTACCACTAGCGGCGCGCGTCACATTGTGGCAACGCTGCGCGCAACATGCGGAAAGCGCGCCCCAGGGGACAGGCGGCGGTCATACAACGCACGCTCGGGCAGAACGTCTACGAGCTGCGGGAGGCTGCCGGCATGAGCCAAGAGAAGCTGGCGTCCCTGTCCTCTCTAAGCAGGAGCTACATCATCCGCATCGAGAGAGGCGCCGCCAATGCCACGATCGGCACAATCGTCAGTATTGCTCGCGTGTTCGACGTGACGATCAACGACCTACTGACCAGAGAATGCTGCTGATCTAAAAACCGCTTGCACGGTTGTGCTGCATAGTGCACACTTCGCGTTGTTGACTATAAGACACACAAGGATGGGGTGGTGCTGCTGACCAAAGCCATGGTGATCCATTACGCAATCACGTGCGGGCATGTTGACCCGGACGTGGCGGCTATGATGGCGATCACCGCCTGGAAAGAGAGCCGGTTTGAGACAACAGCGATCAGCCCGCCCAACCGCGACGGCACCCGCGACTTCGGTCCCTATCAGATCAACGCAAAGAACCTCGCGCCCCTTGGCCTAACCGAGCAGACGGCGCTCGATCCCTGTGAAGCGTCACGCGCCGCAGCGACATGGTTCAAGGTTCTAAGCGTCTACAATACCGGCACCGAGCGCGCCGGCATCCTCAACGGATATGCCGGCGATACCTACGCACACCGACACGACGCGGGAGGGGTGCCAGTATCGCCGCCGCACGCGGCAGAACCCGACACAACACCCGAGCCAGTTCGTGGTGCCCAGCAAATCCTAGTCTTCGATGGATGGAGCAAAGAATGACCCCAATCGCGGAACGCGTAATAGCCACGCTTGTCTTCTGTCTGATCGTGACGGCAGCGATGGCGCAGAATGTTGACTTCGACGCATCGATGCAGGGCTGGTCAGCTATCGCCTATGGAACCGGCGCCAAAATACTAATTGGCAGCATCATGGGCTATCTCATGTATTACGGGCTTGCCCACCAACATTTGTGGGTCTCTCTCTGCGGAGTCCTGGGAGCCGTCGCGTATTTCAGCGTCGGCGTGCTGATGGGCCGCATGAAAATAGTCTGATGACCGAAGACGACGAGATCGCCGATCGGTTGCTGTTGCCACCGTGCCGGCCGGAATTGATGCTGGGCATCCCCTATTATCACTTCCTCGCCTTGTGGGCGATCTGGGCTGTCGGTCTTATCGTGTTCGGGGCGATCATCACCGGCACCGGTCTTTGCGTCATCGCCGGCCTATTCGAGCGCGGCATTACGGCCTGGGACTTCAATGCAATCCCTGTTGCCATGGTTTATCGCCGCACGAAGCTAGTCGCTACCCGCTCTACGGTCTGGATCAGTGGCGTCACTCTCGATCCACTTTACGGACAGAGAAAGCCGCGATGATCCGCATCCGGCCCGGTGGTGGAGACGTGCTGAAATATGCCGACTACGAAGGGCATATCCGCCCGAACGTCATCAAACGCGGAGATGACTCCTATGTCGCCATGTGGCGCGTCGAGGGACTGCCATTCGAAACGCTGGAGGACGACCTACTCTATGCCCGCCGCAACGATGTCAACACGCTGCTGATCAATATCGCCAGCGAGCGGCTGGTCATTGCGGCCCATGAAGTCCGCACGCTCGCCGAGGACAACATCATCCCAGACGGCGAGTTCGTCACAGAGTTCGGCCAGTCATTCCATGAGGCATTGCGCGAGCGTCTGACCAGGGGTAGCGCGCCGCTCTATTCCATCGAGCAGTTCCTAAGCCTAACGGTTCGTCCCCACGCCCCAATGGGCCGCACGGTCGCCGGCTTCCTGCGCTCGGCGCAATTGCAGGAGGACGAAAGCGAGGAAGACGCAATCAAGTTCCTAGAGGATCGCGCTGCGATGATAGCGGCCGGCCTCAAAGCCTATGGCCTGCGCCGGCTCGGCTACAGAGAGACCCACGAGGGACTGTTCAGCGAGCCGGGCGAAGCGATGGTGCTGATCCACAGCGGACGCCGCACGCCGGTTCCGGTGCCCGATGGCCCGCTCGGCGATGCGCTCTACGTCGAACGGACCCACTGGGGACCGGGTAGGACAATTACGATAGACCAGGCTGACGGCAGGCAACGCTATGCCTCGGTCTTTGGCTTCAAGGTGCCTGGCCATCCATGCAGACCGTGGGTATTCAACCACCTGAAATCGAGCGCGCTGGAGTATTCGTTCTCGCGACATTTTCACTACATGCCATTGGCCAAGGGCGAGGCCACGACCAAGAAGAAGATTCGCCGCCTGGAGATCACCAAAGATCCAGGACTTGATCAGGCGGCCGCGCTGCAAGCGCTCCGAGGGCGCTTGATGAGCCGGCGCTCGATGATGGGAAATCATCACAACGTGCTGACCATCTTCGCCGACAGTCCGGAGGGACTTGAGCTTGCCGCCCCCGAGGCGCAGGCCCAGCTCGCGCGCAACAACGCCTCGGTCGTGCGCGAGGATTGGGTCGATTTGCCGGCCTACTGGTCGCACCTTCCTGGCAATGTCCATCTGTGGCCGCGCCCGATGCCTGTGACCAGCGACAACTGGGCCAGCATGGCGTCGTTCAACGCCTATCCGATTGGACCTGAGAAAGGACGCTGGGGGCCGCCCGCAATCATATTCCGCAGCGCCGGCGGAACGGCCGTGCGCCATCACTGGCACCGCCGCGATGTCGGCAACTTTGCTTGGTTCGGTCCTACCGGGGGCGGCAAGACGGCAGGAGTGCTTGCGCTGTTGGCGCAGAGCGAGCGCTACGACCCCCGCCCCCAGATCGTCTACTTCGACCAATACCGCGGCGCCGACATAGGCCTACGGGCCTTGGGCGGCGCTGACAACTACCACGTCTATCAGGACGGTTTGGAGACTGGATGCGCCCCACTCAAGGCCCTCGATCCGAGCCTCCCGCGCGACATGGCCTGCCTACGCTATATCGCCCGCGGCCTGATCGGCGGCCAGATCGATCGCGAGGAACAACGCGCCATCGCGTTGGCATTGAACATGGTCATGGAGATGCCGGTCGCTGACCGCTCATGGGGCGAGGTACGCGCCATGCTCGGCTACGAGCGCGGCGGCATCGGCGAACGGCTGGAGCCATGGTGCCGCGGCAACGAATACGGCTGGGCGCTCGATTGCCAAGAAGACCGGCTTTCCTTCGCTAGTCGCGTGTCTGGTCACGATACGACCGGCATCGTCAGCAATGAGGCTGTCCTGGGGCCGATCCAGGGCTATCTGGCCTACCGCACGGAATCAATCCTGGATGGTCGCCGCGCGATCATCATCATCGACGAGTTCCACCACTGGATCGAGAACCCGTTCTGGGCTAAGCGCGCCGCGTCTCTCGCGCGCACTATCAGGCGTCGTAATGGCATTCTCGGAATGTTGACCCAACACCCGGCCGATATCGCCAAGTCATCCTTCGGCCACACGCTAATGCAGCAGACGCCGCAGCAGTTCTTTGCGCCTGACCCGCGCGCCAAACCCGAGGACTACGTCGGCGGCGCGCAGGTCACCGAGATTATGTTCAACAAAATTAAGCGGGGGATGAAGTCGGGCGCGGGCCTGCATCTCCGCGTCGTCGACGGCGAGGCGATGGTCGTGCAACTGCCGCTCTCCGGTCTCGACGCACACCTCGCCGTGCTGTCGTCGCGCGACACGGCGGTCGCACTGGCCGGCGAGATCCGCCAGCAGAGTGGCAAGGAATGGGTCAACGAGTTCATGCGCAGGCATGAGGAGGCAGCGGTATGAACTGGAATGGCATAGGTTGGTGCGCGAGTGGGCTGCTGGTTGGTGGCGTGACGGCTCCGCTCATTATCTGGTGGCCGCAGATCAGCAGCACGACACCGATCGGACATGGCGGCAGGGCGCCTCCAGCCGCTGAGCAACCCGCGCCAGCCGCCGTGGCGATCCTGGTGCCGGTACAGCCGCCCCAGCCCGAGATCCATTCCGTTCCATGGTTCGTGGAGCATGAGAGCGCGATTGCGCCCCGGCGCGCAGACTGCGCAAACAATGCGCCGGCATCCATGGCGGCGGCGGCAGAATGCGGCAACGCAGACCGCGCCAGCCTGCACGTCTTCAATCAGCAACTACGCGCAAAGTATTTTGGCGGGAAATGAAACGGCTCATTCTCACAGTCGCATTGCTCGGCATCTGTCCGTTAGGCGCGCACGCCGACGTGCCGGTCATCGACTTCGCCGGACTCAGCGCACAGATTAAATCGTTCGCTGAAAGCGCAAAGCAGACCGTGCTACAAAACGCGGTAGTCGCTAACACGCTGGATACCGTCCACACGGCGCAAGGCATCCTACGCGATACGACCGGGACGCTTCAGGAAGTGACCAGCCTCTACGGTTCAGTGACAGGCGTCCGAAGCATCGGCCAGGGCGTTAGTCTTGCGCTTGGTAGGCTCGGCATTCAGGACCCATTGCCATACTCGGTCGGTTCGGTCTCTGGCCTGATGAACAGCCGCAATCCCATGGGGTTGATAAGTTCGCTGGGCGCACTCGGCTCATCCTACACTGCCGACACCGGATACAACACGATATGGCACCCGTCCGATCCGAACAGCGACGGCGCGCAGGCGATGACAGCGAGGATCGGCGTGGTTTCGGCAGCCCAAGGTACCGGCGAGACGATGTTCACCGCAGCGCAGAACCGCATGCCACTGCTGCGCAACCTGACCGACCAGGTGAACAACGCAAAGGATGGCGCAGAGCGCGAGGTCCTGCTCGCTCGCTTACAAGGTGAGACCGCATTGACGCAGGCGGCCACCAACGAAGCGATCTCTGCGCAAATGATGGCGTCTGCCGCAAAGGACGCGGAGGACCTACGCGCGCAGCAGCGCCAGCAACAATCGCTGCACGAATTCAACGACGCAGCGCGTCAGTCGGTGGGGTGGTGATGGATTTCTTTCTTCATGTGTTCCAGAATACTTGGGCATGGATAGATGCACCATTGACTACAATGGCCGTCCAAATGAGCGGGCGCCTTTTTAGTTATGTACGCCCTAACCTCAAGACGGTTACGCTGCTGTTTCTGTCGTTTACCATAGCAAGCTCTATCCTTCGTTCGGTCGGCCAGGACATGTTTCTGCGTTTCCTGCCGGCGCTGGTATCCGTGGCGTTGTTTATGACCACAATCCTGACCGTGCCGT